AAGGACGACTTGCCCTTCCGCTGGATTGATGGATTGGGCAAGCTCGGGTTTTGTGAAAGAATTCGTGATTGGTTTGGAGCATGGCGACTCACACCAGAGACGCTTTGTTTCGTTCCGTATCGTGACGTCGAGGGAAACGTGCTGTACGACACCCAAGGCCCGTATATTTTGTGCGAAGCCGAGGGGCTCAAAGTTAGGGCTCCGGCCATTGACTCTGTGCTTGTTGCTGCACGCAATCGAGCCACGGTACTGGAACATGGATTGGAATCAGCCCAGCCTTTTAGTGGTGTCTCCATAGACAAGTGGACGGAAACGTCCGTCGTGTCTCTGTGGATCGAAGACCATTGTGTTGGCATGGGTTCTCGGGTTAAGTTGGAGGATGGAACTACCGGACTGTTAACAGCCATGCATGTCTGGGAGCTTCTTTCTTCAACCCTATGCCCGAAATTGATGTTCCGTGGACGCTCCGTCTGCGTTGATCCGGAGTCAGAAATCGTTGTAGGCAGTGTTGATGCTGACTTTGCAGTCATTAACATTCCCAACAGGTTTTGGTCTGTGCTTGGAGTTTCAGCTAAGCCCTTCATGGCATTGCCAAAGGAGGGTGCCCGCACGTACGCCCGGGTGTACGGGCCGGGCGTTGGCGATAAAATCGCCTCCTCGGCTGGCTTCGTTGAACCGCAGCCTGGCTTCAAATTCTTTCACAATGCGTCGACCCAGAAGGGTTGGTCGGGGTCCCCCCTGATTACGACCACTGGCAAGATTGTAGGCGTTCATTGCGGACACGACACTGCCGACCCCCGTGGTCGCAACCGTGGACGCTATGTCGCCGGCTTTCTTTCCTCTATGGAGTCCTTCAATTTTGGCTTTAGCGACAACTACTACGCTGAGGGCAATCCGGAGAGCGACTATGAGGAGTTGGCATACTCTGTGAGAGGAACAAAGAGACAACTCAGACACGCCAAGGAGACTGGGAACTTCTGGACGGATCCCACTCTCATGTCGGAGACGCGGCTCAAGGGCCGCCCTTGGCATGAGATGGCTGAGGATGACGAGGAGCTTGGTACCGTGGTGTTTAACGCATCGCGATACGACCCGGGCATTGAAATGAATCCAAATCCACAAACCTCGCTTAAG